ATGGCAAAAACTAACATTTCTCCTGGAATGCAACAGTATCTGGACATCAAAAAAGATTATCCAGATGCTTTTTTGCTTTTTAGGATGGGTGACTTTTATGAATTATTTTACGAGGACGCTGTCAAAGCAGCACAACTCTTAGAAATTGGTTTGACCAGTCGCAACAAGAATGCGGAAAATCCAATTCCCATGGCAGGCGTGCCACATCATTCTGCCCAACAATACATTGATGTGTTAATTGAGTTGGGTTACAAGGTTGCTGTCGCAGAACAAATGGAAGACCCAAAGCAAGCTGTTGGGGTGGTGAAGCGTGAGGTCGTTCAAGTCATAACTCCTGGAACGGTTGTGGATTCAGCTAAGCCAGATAGCGCCAATAACTTTTTGGTAGCTATTGACTTTGATGGTTGCCGTTATGGATTGGCTTATATGGATGTGTCCACAGGTGAATTTTGCGTGACAGATTTGGCGGACTTTACGAGTGTTCGTAGCGAAATCCAAAACCTCAAGGCAAAAGAAGTCTTACTAGGTTTTGATTTATCTGAAGAAGAACAGACGATTTTGGTCAAGCAGATGAATTTGCTGCTTTCTTATGAAGAAACGGTCTATGAAGATAAATCTTTAATTGACGGTCAATTGACAACGGTAGAACTGACAGCGGCAGGAAAACTCTTGCAATACGTTCACAAAACACAAATGCGAGAACTCAGCCACTTGCAAGCCTTGGTTCACTATGAAATCAAGGATTATTTGCAGATGTCGTATGCCACTAAGTCAAGTCTAGATTTGGTAGAGAATGCTAGAACGAATAAAAAACATGGGAGTCTGTATTGGCTGTTAGATGAAACCAAGACAGCTATGGGGATGAGGCTTTTGCGCTCATGGATTGATCGACCTTTGGTTTCTAAAGAAGCTATTTTAGAGCGTCAAGAAATTATTCAAGTTTTTCTGAATGCTTTTATTGAGCGAACAGATTTAAGCAATAGCTTAAAAGGTGTTTACGATATCGAACGCTTATCTAGCCGTGTGTCTTTTGGCAAGGCAAATCCGAAAGATTTACTTCAATTGGGGCATACCTTAGCCCAAGTGCCTTATATCAAAGCCATATTAGAGTCTTTTAACAGCGCTTATGTTGACAAACTTGTCAATGATATTGACAGTTTGCCTGAGTTGGAATACTTGATTAGAACAGCCATTGATCCAGATGCACCAGCAACTATTAGTGAAGGAAGTATTATCCGCAATGGTTTTGATGAGCGCTTGGACCATTATCGTAAAGTAATGCGAGAGGGGACAGGCTGGATTGCGGATATTGAGGCCAAAGAGCGTCAAGCAAGTGGCATTAATAACCTAAAAATTGATTACAATAAAAAAGATGGTTATTATTTTCACGTTACGAATTCAAATCTTAGCTTAGTTCCCGACCATTTTTTCAGAAAGGCAACTTTAAAAAATTCTGAGCGTTATGGAACAGCAGAATTGGCTAAGATTGAAGGTCAGATGTTAGAGGCTAGGGAAGAGTCATCTAGTTTAGAATACGATATTTTTATGTGTATTCGAGCTCAAGTTGAAACCTATATTAATCGTTTACAGAAACTGGCTAAAATTTTGGCAACGGTAGATGTTTTGCAAAGTTTAGCAGTCGTTGCTGAAACCAATCATTATATCCGGCCGCAGTTCAATGATAATCATGTGATTACAATTCAAGAAGGTCGTCACGCGGTTGTTGAAAAGGTTATGGGAGTGCAGGAATACATTCCCAATAGTATCTCTTTTGACCAACAGACCAGTATTCAGCTGATTACAGGTCCAAATATGAGTGGTAAGTCGACTTATATGAGACAGCTGGCCTTAACGGTTATCATGGCCCAGATGGGTTCATTTGTGGCTGCTGACCATGTTGATTTACCTTTATTTGATGCGATTTTTACGCGTATTGGGGCTGCTGATGATTTGATTTCTGGGCAATCAACCTTTATGGTGGAGATGATGGAAGCAAACCAAGCAATCAAACGCGCAAGTGACAACTCTCTTATTCTATTTGATGAACTGGGACGAGGTACGGCAACTTATGATGGTATGGCTTTAGCCCAGGCAATTATTGAATATATCCATGATAGAGTTGGTGCTAAGACCATATTTGCAACGCATTATCATGAATTGACAGACTTGTCAACTAAGTTGACAAGTCTAGTCAATGTTCATGTAGCAACGCTTGAAAAAGATGGCGATGTTACCTTCCTTCATAAGATTGCTGAGGGACCGGCGGATAAATCTTACGGTATTCATGTTGCAAAAATAGCAGGACTGCCAAAATCCCTATTAAAGAGAGCAGACGAAGTTCTGACCCGTTTAGAAACACAGTCACGATCTACTGAGATAATGTCAGTCCCTCCACAAGTTGAGTCAAGCAGCGCTGTTAGACAGGGGCAATTATCCCTTTTTGGTGATGAAGAGAAAGCTCATGAGATTAGGCAAGCACTGGAAGCTATTGATGTCATGAATATGACCCCGCTTCAAGCAATGACAACCCTTTACGAATTGAAAAAGTTGTTATAGTTTTTCAGCTGAAAATGAAAAAGATGCTTTCTATATTGAAGGCATCTTTTTGTTCTGTCAAAAACGGTCCGAGGCCTTCGGCTATTTATTAAGTGTGTTATAATAGTCCATAAGAATGCGAGGAAATTATGACAAACATTATTGGACTTGGATTGGCAGTCTTTACAGGGTATTGACAGTCCTTAAGCATTGTTATGACTGTGTTTTTGAAAAAATATAGGTTTTAAGTTTCCTTAGACTTCCCTCAAAAGTCCACAAAAAGGTGAACAAAAAAGACCTTTACAGGTCCTTTACACAATGAGTTCAGCAGGCAAGAACTAGCGTGGTTTAAATACTACGCTTTTTAGTTTGCCCTATGGCTTATTATAGCACGATTAGTGTCATTGAGGAAAAAACTACCCTCTCAACCAGTCTTTAAAGTTCCACCATTGGTCTTGGATGCTATCGCTCAAGCGTTGATGCCAAGTTTTTTTGGATTCTTCTTCGATAGAACGCTTGAATAACACCTCCGCATATTGTTGCTCTTCGGCATCTCTCTCTTTTTGAAGACGTTCATTATGTGTTTTTCCATCCTCAAATACAAGTTGCCCAAAGTATAGATTCCCGTCATCCGCAAAAGATAAGGTAACTTTGTCTCCTTCAGCAAGTGGTTTTTCCAATTGAACTGTGTAGTTGCCTCCTCCATCAGCACGATTGCCACTTACTGTCCATTTCCTTCCTTCGCAGTTTGGATTATCTTGTTTCTCCAAAATAGAGCAAGGAATTTCATAAGTTTTGTTTTCGGTTTTTTTAATTTTATTACCATTACTTGAAGTTACAAAACCATAAACATACCCATAGGGATCTAGATTAACATTAATGGTTGTATCTCCTGTTTTAAATGGTGCTACGGTTACTCCAGGTAAGTGCGATTGCCCTATAGTTGTAAACAAATCGCCACTTTCATTAGCTCTGACACTTATAGCACATATTGATATTAACAAAGTTAACATCATAACTAATTTCTTTTTCACTATATTCTCCTTAAAATTAAATATCGAACTCCACAATACCAGTTAATCAGTCAAAAAATCCATTCTACTTTTTGATATTTTATGTCTAATTTGACCCGCTAAGTCAGATTTGCAAACGATACCAAGTGATTTTCTTCTAATCATTATTTTTTAGATGGATATGTTAATTGTATTAGAGACGTATTAATCTTAAACCATTGTCATAAGCGAACATTATTTTTTAGCGCCCCGTCTCTGTAAAATTCCACAAACTCAAGCAAGGCTCTTTTCTTAGATTCATAATACCAGCTTTGACTTCTGTTAAGTTCTTCCATAATGTCTTGTTGAGTTTTTTCCTCACTGATCAAGTAACACTCAATTAGTATTTGTCTATATTCTACTTTAGACAGTTGATTAATGGCATACCTAATAGCGTCTAGTTCCTCTAGGGCGCATTCTCGGCTTATTTCAAGGTGTTTTCTGCGCGTGGGATGGTACTCTATATCAAACTGGTAAAGCTCGGTATAAGTTAAATCAAGGCTATTAGCGATACGTTGCCATCTATGGAATTCTTTCAGCTTACGAATAGCGTTCTTCTTGCTCATCTAACACCTCTAAAGCTTCTCTATGTAGTTTGAACACAGTGTTTCTTGAGTAACCTAGTTTATCGAGTATCTCGTCCCATGATAAGTCATCCACGTATCTAGCCTTAATAACAGCTATCTGTCTTTCATGTTGCAATGTGGCAATCATGGCCAGTCTCTTGTCACGTTCCTAGCTACAATATACTCCTTTGGGAGGGGACATAATAAAAAGTAAGTAGCTATGATAGTCAAGTGCTTATTTTACAATTTCAATTGATTTGATTTCTGATTCATTAAAACCAATATATGGGTTCTTATCAGTTTTTATTGTGATTTCATCATACAACTCATCTTCCGTATCAGGTTTTCCTGTGAATGTATTACAATGACCTTCAAGGACTTGACCATCAACAAAAGTAACTTTGATATCTTTTCCTAAATACTGGCATAAATTCATTATTGGTCTCCTTTCTTAGGTACTGTATGGGTTCTACTTTTATAATATTAGTTCCTATAGTTCAAATCTCACTTTTATTGAACTACCTCAGATAAGTGTTTTATAGCCTCACGAAGCTTTCTGTAGACTGTGGCCTCTCCTTTACTGAGTTGTTCAGCTATTTTCCAAACTTCTAAGTGATTAACATAATACATTCTTAAAACTGTTCTTTCAAGAGGAGCGTCTAACAAATTAATTAATTCAGTGATTTTTAATCTTTCCTGGATCAATTTATGGATAGATTCAGTGATTTTATCTTTGAGTTCTAATTGATTAAGTAGATGTTTCTCTATACCGTTGTCTTGACTTGTTTTTACTTTTGACGGAGTTAGTGTCGATTTCTGAAAAAGACTATCATCTATATACTGAAGTTCGTAATAAAGACCTTTAATCTCAATGTCTAAATGTTTGATACGTTCCAATTTAGATTTTATTTGCTCAGGTAACATTCTAACCCTCCAATTATGATATACTATAATCAAATCTGATATTATTCAAGGATCTTCCTTGTACCCAAGAGTCCTTTCCCTACAAAGTTTTGTAGGATTTTTTTGTTATTCTAACGTTTTTAGGACACTTTCAACAAAATCTTCATCATGAACTTCAATACCGTTAACGATATGAATTCCAGTAAATCCCCATTCTTTTTCATTATCTAAAATCTGTTGCTGATATAGCCTATAATAGGTTTCCCAGTCTTTCTTTTTTAAAGCTCTATCCATTTTTTTCTTATAGGGATCAATATATTCTATATCATGTCTTTTTTTTAAATTTGTGTTAGCAAATGGAAGTTGTTCGGTTCGTTTTTTTGAGTTATTCAACTTCCTTTTTTGTTTCATATAATGATTTTGTCTAGTTCTTATAGATTGCCTTCGACACTTGTCACTACAGTATTTTGAGACATTCGAAGAGGACTCAAAACCTCCGCCACAGACGTTACACAGCTTACTAAATACCTTCAAAAAATAATCCTCTCTAATCCCATTTGCTAACGTGAGAAAAAATGTACAGTGACGGCGTGAAGCTCGGCCGACCGACCGGGTAGGGAGATACCCCCCATTTCATTAACGCGAAAAGAATTAATACATTTTTAAAACTATTTGTTTGTTAGTTTACGTGCAAAATCCCTAAAAGCATTTTCTTCTTCAATTTGTTTTTTAGATTTAATTCCTAACTTGCCAAGATCATTGTTCAATTGTTTTTCACTACGTTCACGAATCTTATTGACCATCTCAGTATCTTGGTGCTTTTTCCTTCGCAAATATTCTTCAGTTCCAGCATCTAACACACGTTGAATCTGCTCTGCTCGTTCTTCTTTCTTATCAGTTATAACCTTTAACATTTGTTTATCTTGATCCACTCGCTGTTGGTGGTCTTGCTCAGCTCTGTCTTGAAGCTCTCCGTACCAATCATTTTTAATACTCATTTTCATTTTCCTCCTGTTTCATAGCATTCACTAAAGCACTGCCCTCCATGGTATGATGATAAAAACTAAATACATTAGGGGTATTATATTTATACTCTAGATCATTGAAACTTATAACAGCACCTGTCTTAGTCCGTTTATACTGGTCCTTATTCTTTCCTAACCCATACTGTAACTGATGTAACAGGTTATTCGTTGTTTCTATACTTGCTCGAGATTTTTTCGCTAATGCTTGAAGCTTTTTGATGTATTGGAACGCTTCTTGATTAATACTTAGTTGGTTGCTATCTTCAATATCTTGTAATTCTTTTTTGAATTTAAAATAGTCATCATAGGAAACAAGAGGTTCATTCACCAATTTATCTAAGCGCTTTTCATATAGCTCTTTGCTGTTTGTGGCAACAAACAAATCACTTTTAGCCTTGTTATAAGCTACTAGATCCACTGCATTTTGTGCTTCTGTAGCCGCCTGATTGGCATCTTCTATTTTTTTAGCCCAAACCTCTTGTTCTTTCTTTGCCTCTTCAATGGCTTCTTGATTTTTAAGCATCAAAGCATTAAATTGTTTTTCAATATCTACTGTCTTTTTCATTTTGTTTCCTTTCTGCTAAATTAAAAGAACCCACCAACAAAACTAGCTAATCTTAATAGCTTGGTTTTGTCCGCGAGTTCTTCTCTTTTAGACTTAATTATTAAAATGTTTCTGTTTTAGCTACCTGGTAAATCCTACCCTCTTTAAATTTAAAAGTGACTTCACCATATTCCAGCCGTTCCAGTGATTCTATTTTACCATCTTTTTGGAAAAATATCCAACCGTCCTTAACCAATTCTTTTATTGTTCTATCTTGCATGCTTCTTTATTTTTCACCTTCCATATCTTCAGGTTGATTACAATAATCTTTGAAACTGTCGCAGATGCGTTTTAGATTGAAATTAATAGACTTGTCCTCGAAATAGGTCACTTCTAAGTCACCATCTCCGTTCAGAGTGGCTTCTGCTAGATTTTGCTCATAAGTCCCTGTGATATAACCTAAAATAGCTGTACTTGTTACTCTAGCCGTATCGTAGTCCTTGCATTGGTAAGTAAACATAAATTGTTTTGGTGTGTCTGAAAATGTTCTCATGCTATTTCTCCTTTGTGATTGCTATAATGTCTGATAAATTGATAATGGCAGAAGGAGATGCTACCCAGTTTGGTTGTTCTCCAGATAAAAGATACTTGACCAACTCATTATAAAGGGTGCGGTCTCCTTCTATGGTGATGGTGTTCCCACCTCGGGTGTGTAATTTTAGTTTCATACCAGTTACCTGTACAAGACCAATAAAGAAGTTGTGGTACTCATGTCTTCATAATTGCCATAAGTTGCTTCTGAAAATTTGATGTCTATCACATTAACTCCCACCATGAATTTATTAACTCGTTCTTCAAAAGCTTCAAAGCTTTCTTTATATTGTCGTTCCAAAATCTTGATTTTTATGTTTTTACCTCAATTTCCTATTAAGGTTAGGAAGTTACCTAACCTCTGTCCACCCTACTCTCCCAAGGATTTTACTGCTCTAGGTTATGGGTTAGTTTTTGTTTTTACTTTCGTCTGTATATTATATATATACGTATATACTTCTTTTTTCTTCTAATATATAAAATAAAACCTAACCTAACTAACCTAATAAAGCTAAAGTCAATAGTATCAAGGGTTTTAAAGGGTTAAGTTTTGAAAGAATTCCATAATCTTCACTTAACCCACCTAACCCAATTAATCTAGATGTATTCCCCAAATACCTCTCACAAACCTATCACGTTGAAAACCTAACGGGTCTAATAGGTCATAATATTCTAAAGCTGTTGTGCCGTTCTTAGCAGAATACTGATTTTCTGTTTCTTTCTCCAATTCTGAAATAACGTATCTTCCAAAATTACCCAACTTTGGCTTATCTATACCTATGTCTTTGGCGAACTCTTCAAGTTTATTTCTAGCCACAAACATAGGAACATGGTTCACCTCATGCCAACCGTTAGGAATATAGTATTCCGTTACCCATAATCTAATATAGTCATTGTCTTTCTTATAGCTTTCAATGACTTCCCTAACTGCTTTTGGCTCAATAAATTTATCAAAGTCTTCCATGTTTAGAATCTTAAAGAGTACCCACTCTAATAATTGCTTATCTTTCATAAACTGGTCTTTAATTTCTGGGCGTTCTACTTCACCGTTAAAATCTGCATTGAATGGAATAAGGCAAAGACGTCTATACCACCCTGTTGTCTTATTTCTTGCTTTTGGTAAGTCATTCCCCGAAAAGATACACATAAGGCGGTAAGTCGCTTCATAGGTATCTTTCCCTTTACGGTTGACCTGTACAGGGTCGCCACTGGCAACACTCATTAAATCAGAAACTTCATCAAGGTATTTGTTTGAAATATCATCACCAATATTGCAAACTTTGCCATCTAAAGCAGACAAATAGAATTCTTTCCCGAACTGGTCTGGTTTTAAGTTGCTGATGTTTGCCCTACCGATTAGGTTTTCTAGTAAGGCTTGAAATGTCCCCTTACCGTTGTTTCCGTCTCCTACCATAATCACTAACTTCTTACGGGTTCTGTTAGGATTGATAGCTTCATTCATGACCTGCCACAATAATTCAACAACTTCACCATCATTAACCGCTAGACTGCTTAGCCATTTATCAAAGTCAAACCAACCTCCTAAAATCGGCTTTCTTGCCTTTGAAGTATAAGACGTTTGAATTTTACTTGTGATAATGAATTTGGGACTAAAAGGTTCTAATTGTTTTGTTTGGATATTATAGACACCGTTAGCTACTGGAATATAACGATAATCTTCCATAGCTGGGCGGATAGTCGTTTCTGTTCGGATATAATCAAATACTTCATTAAGCCACCGTCTAGATGTTAACCTTGAGTCAAATCTTAAAAGCAATTTCCTAAAAAGGTCCTCACTGGAAATATAATAACCAAGGTCTAAATGATACATATAGAGCTTACTAATATCAGTAACTTCCCCCTTACCAATAAAGGTAAAATAGCAATGTTCTCTAAATACGTTGGCTATATAAGAAACTGTCGGGAGGGGAATTTTTGTCTCTTGGTTCTTCTTCCCTTCATTAACGATATACTTATTTTCCTCGTGCCAAGTATGACCTAGTACGCTCAATAACCTATAAAGCTCTCCCATGTTCTTTGGTGGTTCGCTTCCACGCGCTTCCTCATGTTCTTCTTGTAATTGGTTCAATTCTTCTTTTTCGATAACTAAACACCTCTTTTTCTACTTTCTGCTTTGACGATACTTCTAAACGTATTATCTAGTTCTGCCACTGGTAAAGGCTCGGCTGTCTGCTCGTTTGCTATCCTTGCTAACTCATAAGCCGTTGGGACGTCACAATCCACCCATTTATTAAATAGCAAGCCAACAAATTTAGTTAAGGCCATGTTGCGCCCGCCTTCGTCTCCAAAACCATTAAACAAGGTATCTATGACCCTCATGGTAATAGAACTCTGACTTCTAGGGCGTGGCGTGTAAGTAGTAACAACTTGTCTGTTTGGCGTGCTACCATTTTTAGGAACAGGATAATCAAGACCACGGTTCACATAGCGCTGATAGTCCTCTGGGTCGCCTGTTGTAACAGGTAAGCCTTGTAATTGCGACCAGGTAAGACTAGCTAAATCAAAAGGCAGTCCAATCTTATCGGCTATCTCCTTGACCACTTGTTTATAAGTTGCTTCAGTCATTACGTCACTGGGCTTCAAGACAAGGCGATAACGGGGCTTCTCAGGGGTGTGTTTAATCGTTGGATAAATAATATAACTATACTCCCGAAGCGTCTGAGAAACGATTTTAGGTAGGTTGACGCCTGTTTCTATCTCGTCATAGTCAAGAAAAATCAAATCGCGATAAACTAAACTAGCATTATTGCGCTTATAGCCACCATTTTTCTCTGCTGTGACTTTGCCACTCAGGCAGTAGGGGGCTTGTGTTCGCTTGTATTCTTCAATATCAATATCCTCAGGCGGTTTCAAAGGTCTAAACTGAGCAATATAGTCAAATGGTTCTAAAGGTCCTTTGTAGGGGTACAAATAAGAGCTAAAGCCTCTTGCTTCATAAATAGCCATCTACACACTTACCCCCAAAAAGATAAGAATATCACTGACCTTGTAATAATGTTTCCTGGTGTCTTCTAGTGGTGGTTGGTATCGTCTTAACCCAGCATTTTCCCACCGTTTTAGGGTTTTACCTTTGATATTTAATTCCTCTTTGACTTGTTCGGCCGTGATCAACCCTAAAACTCTTGGTTTAGGTTTCTGGTAGGCTTCCAAAAAGTGATTAAAAGCGGTCAGGTTTTGTTCTAAGAGTTTGGATTCATAATCTTGACTAAATACGTTCATGCCTAACCTCCTTTGAGTAATTCCTTATAACTGGTTAAATCGGCATTCAATAACACACTTAGGCGTTCCTGTTCCTTTTGTACTTGATTATAAAAGGCTTTAGCACCATCTAGTAATTCTTCTTTATTAGCTGGGATAAAGTACCCACGATTGAATCCGTGTCTAATGCCGATAATAGGGATGTTATAGTGTGTGATTAAGCTACTGATGATACTTTGGACGGAACGCTCTTCAAGTTTCAGTATTAAGCTAATCTCTGCCCCTGTAATGGGGTTGTCTGCTCCAACCTTGATCAGATTAAGGACACGTCTATAATTCTCTGGTAGTGTCATTTCGTGTCCTCCTTATCATTTGGAAACAGGATTTGGTTATCAATAACACCAAGCACTTGATTTTTAAGACTATCTTTTAACTCGTTCAATGCTTGTATAACTATATTTAGCCCTTTTTTATATTCCATCTCTATTGGTATTGATTCCAAAAATTTAACAACGGCATCAGCTTTGTTATAGTCACGTTGTGTAGTATTGATAAATATTTTTTTCGTGAATAACGGAAAATCGTCCCACTCTGCTTCAATATCTTCATCTAGCATTTTGATATTTTTGTCTAAAACCCTATCACTCAACCAGTTTGTAGGCTGTTTTTCGCTATCTTCTAGCAATTTTTTAAAATATTCTTCCGTTGTCATGCAGTTCCTCCCTAATTGTAATAATGGTTCTGTGATTGAATATAAGCCCCATAGTTTGCGTTCTGAGGTTGTTTAGGGACTTGGGTATCTTCTGGTAAGTCAATCTCTATTAATGGCTTAGAACGGCTAAGAAGAAGCCCTAAGAGACCTAAAACAAAGAATAGAATAAGCATCTGTGTTGGTGTAAAATTAAGTTCTTGCATGGTTACAACTCCTTTCTGTATTTACGTGTCGTCTTATCATGGTCAGAAATAAGGCACTTCAAAGCGCTACAACTCGTGTTTATAATTGCACTAGTTGTTTCCTTACTATATTCTTGAGCAGCCAAATCTAGGACATCTAGAATATCCATAAGTTGACCGCAAAGACCTTCATAATCTGCCAAAATGTCGTTAGCGATTTCATTTAATTCTTTAATGTTTTTCATGCCGATACCTCACTTAAATAAGTTTCTAGTTCCCCTGAGTCTTTCTCTGAACAAGGTAAACCGTTAACGGCTCTAAAGACAATCTCTGTGGTTCGTTGATAGTCTAAAGCGTCCCATGCTTCTTCAAAGCTGGTGGCACTTTTTCTGAATTTAATGACGTACTCTGTCATAACGTTAGCAATAATTAACCAAGCAATATGTTGGTTATATAGTCGAGTGAAAAAGGCTTCAGCTTTATCTTTGCTGAGTTGGCGATTTTTGAACATTTCTAGCTGTTCAGGAGTGTATCTATCTTTTGAAAAAGGATTTGTTTCTACTCTACATTTCATTATGTTTTTTCTCGCTTAATTATTATTTTCTGTGTAGTGTTTTTATTGATTGCTTGTTTCTTATACTAGATTCATGCTAGTTTTAAGGGGTAGCTCCCTACGTATGGTCAAAATAGCTTCAATATGCTATAATTTAAGATATAAACCCCCTTTAATAATAGCTTGCCTGCTTTATTAATTGAGTTTAGTTATACTAATTAAAGGCTTGGAAGTTTGGTCGCTGTCAAAGCCTTTTTTGTTGCTCTTGATTATTGATTAATAATTGCCTTGTTCAATGTCATTCAAACGCTTTTGCTCTGCTTTGCGATTATAGATTAGCACTTTGTCATCAAGCATGAGCGATACGCCTTCCAATACGTTGAAAATTTCCTGTGTGATTGCTTCAAACTGTTCGCGATCTGCATTTGGTACTTTGTCAGCGTAACCCTGTGCTAGCTCAGCTAAATCAACACCTTCATCAATCCATTTCTTCAAGTCTTTGTAAGTTGTTGCTTTCATAATCATTTCTCCTTTATCCACGCGCATCACTGCGCTTTTTTTATTGTGTTTTGGTTATAGATAGCTTCAGATACGCTAAAATTTAAGCCGTATTTTTCTTTAACCTTGATTAGTTCAACCGTTTCATCAAGGATAGGCTCACGGTCTCGCAACATGTTTTCTGTCATCTCGTTTTTACTAACCATCTTAGGATAACCATATAGGTCAGAAACGGCTTTGTTTGCGATAGTGTTTGCTTTGATAAGGTCTTTCTTAGTTGCATTTTGTAAGCAATTGACAAGCCTATTCATTGCCTGCTTCTGATGTTCTTTATCAAACATTCTAAATACTTGGAAGCCCTCTAGGCCTATGCTTTGTCTTAACTGTTTAATGGTTTCAAATACCCATTCTTGGAAAGCTTCCGCCTCAGGTTTTCGACTTTTGAATACTAATCTGTAAATATCTTTTTCATTGATAATAGAAAGCTCTTGCTCCCCACCTTTTGTAAGGGTCTTACTTTTAGTAACCCCCTTTAGAGTCGATATAGCTCTTGACGGTTGTTTTAATCCCAAAGCATTTGTAATATCCTTGGCAACAGCCCACCATTCGCCTTGGTGCTCTACAAATCGGATAGTATATCCGTTCCATGTTTCTGTTCTCAATAAGTTTTCCTTTCTAGTCTTCAACTGTTAATAATTCATCAAGTGTAACTTCTAAATAGTCAGCAACCTTTTGAAGTGTTTCAATGTCTGGGCGCTTTGTTCGCTCGTAATATAAAGATATTAAAGTGCCACTTGATAACCCAGTTGATTTTGCTACGTCTGAAACTTTTTTGCGTCTTTTTGCTAAAAGAACTCTAAAATTATTTTTCATTTTCTATCTCCTTTTTCTGTTTTTACAGCAAAAATGACAAGAATAGTTGTCATTTTTGTGAGAATATCATACCTTATTAATTTTCAAGTGTCAACTATTCTTGTCGTTTTTTTGAAAAAAAAATAATTTTGTTGTAAAATATGATAAAACGTTAAACAGAAAGGCATGATTAATTTGATAAAAAATCGCTTAGCTGAATTGTTGGCACAAAGACAATTAAAAATTACTAAAGTTGCAAAAGATACAGGTATTTCTAGGAATACTATAACAGCGACTGCCCAAAATGATGGGACAATGATAAAACTTGAAACCATAGATATTTTATGTAACTATTTAGGAGTCACTCCTGCTGAATTCTTTGAATTCATTCCGGTGTTATTCGATCTAGAAGTAATGACAACTTTGTTTGAAGTTGATTATCATAAAAACGGCGTTTACGAATTCGCTGGTTTTGATTCTATACTTTACAAATCTGATATTTTTTTAGATCTTACTTATTATGGCAAAATTCATAACTTTTCTTTAGAGTGCGAAGCTGAATTCATACGGGAAGATACTAACAAAATAGTTTTTAATGTAAGATTTTCAGACAAGCAAGAGCGAAAAATTTATAATGAAATTTCTTCAAAAAATGAATCATATATGTTCTCAAGTAAAATTACTGACAGTATATCTAGTCTGATATTAAAGGATTTTAAAATACAATTTCTAAATTATGATGATGAAAATTTAGATGAAACAGATAAAGAAGTGTTTCTTGAATTTTGTCAAAAAGATTTTGAAATGTCTGGCTTGCTTTCTCTTCCGTTCTAATTGTAAGAAAACATCAGGAGTTATTAGCCTCAACGTGCAACATGCCCCAACCAATACACAACGCCAATTGTATTTATATTTGTTCACTTCCCCTTTAAGGACTCGCATTTCTTGCATTTTGACCTTTAAGGAGGCCGAATACTATATACTAAAAATGCCAACTGATTTTAGAAGCTGTCACAACGGAAAAAATAAATTAATAAACGACCGATATATCAAGTTTTTTCAAGTTCTTTAAGTGAATTTCCCGAGCGTTTTAGGGCTATTGAAATAGGTTGACGTATTATGTCAGTACGTGCCAACATTTTCCAGCATTCCGAAATGCGACCATGTGTTCGTGTTTGGGAGTAGTAACCTTCTATTCTCTAAGTTCGCTCGAAGTTCAGCATTGTGCGCGTGGAATAAAATTAGCTACCTTACTGTAACCTTACCGTTACCGCTCATTTTATGACCTGTTCAATTTTCATGTCTAAATGCCAAATTTATCATCTTTACCTACGCGCAAATACCTTGATACGCCTTTAATTTTCTTTAATTACAAGACCCTCAAAACTTGACAAAAATTGAGGTATAATCTGAACTTTTCTGAACTTTTTGTCGGCGGTAATTAAAAAAACTGTCTGCGCGTGGTCAGTGGTTGCATAAAGCATTATAAATTCTTGCATAAAATTATTTTTATTCATTTTGGTAACACTAAGGAATGTTAAGAGCGCTAAAGACTATACTTTCTAACTATACCCTTTGACTTCTTTATCAAACAAAGCTATAATGGACATAGAAAAAGGAGATTGCGCAAACAATCTCCTGTGGTAGCACCGTTTAAGACGGCAGCCTTACCGTATTTGTTTATATTTTCTATAAACCGTCCACGATTGGCTAAAGTGTGGGACGGTTTTTCTATTTGTTCTTGTTATTCATGATAGCTACTATCAGAGTACCAAAGGCAATCATCAAAGTAAGCGTTTCATAAACTGACAAACCTTGTCGTCTCCTTTCTTTTGGTTTCTGTGACTTACATACATAAGCACCACCTCCAGACATAAGGCTACGACTACCTTGACCTAGTTTTTAGACATGCAAAACTTCTTCTGAAACTCTCTATACCTTACAAAACCAAACAAAAAAGACCCCGCAAGTTTTCCACGCTCGCAAGGTCTTAAAAAGACTAATATTATACCATGGTATGAACTAATCTAAAACCCTTTTAATAATAGCTTGCCTGCTGATGGAAAGGTTTATAATCATGAAAATAACAGAACATAAGAAGAAAAATGGTACAATCGTTTATCGTGCTAGTATTTATCTAGGCATTGACCAAATGACAGGTAAGAGAGTAAAAACAAGCATCACAGGAAGAACAAGAAAAGAAGTTAATCAAAAAGCCAAGCACGCGCAGCTTGACTTCCTATCTAATGGATCTACAATTAAAAGAAAAGTTGTGATTAAAACATTTAAAGAACTTAGTCATTTATGGCTTGAAACCTATAAGTTAACAGTAAAGCCTCAAACTTATGATGCTACTGTTACTAGACTTAATCGACATATTATGCCAACTCTGGGCAATATGAAGGTTGATAAGATAACCGCTAGTGATATTCAAATGCTGATTAATAGATTATCTAAATATTATGTCAATTATACTGCGGTACGTTCAGTCATCCGAAAAGTTCTCCAACAAGGAGTATTGCTAGGGTTAATAGATTATAACTCAGCAAGAGATATTATCCTTCCAAGGAAGCAGCCAAACGCTAAGAAAAAAGTTAAGTTTATTGATCCGTCTGATTTGAAATCTTTTTTAGAACATTTAGAAACTAGTCAACACAAACGCTATAACCTTTACTTTGATGCAGTTCTCTACCAACTTTTATTATCCACTGGCTTGAGGATAGGCGAAGCCTGTGCATTAGAGTGGGGAGATATTGACCTAGAAAATGGTACAATAGCCATTAATAAGACTTACAATAAAAATTTGAAGTTTTTGAGTACAGCTAAAACCCAGTCAGGCAATAGAGTGATTAGTGTTGATAAAAAGACCCTTAGAAGCCTAAAGCTCTATCAAATGAGACAGCGACAATTATTTAATGAGGTTGGTGCGCGTGTGTCGGAGGTAGTGTTTGCCACACCAACACGAAAGTATTTTAATGCTTCGGTTAGACAAAGCGCTTTAGATACTAGGTGTAAGGAAGCAGGGATTGAACGCTTTACCTTTCACGCTTTTAGACACACTCACGCTAGTTTATTGCTGAACGCTGGTATTAGTTATAAGGAACTTCAGTACCGTCTAGGACATGCGAATATCAGCATGACTTTGGATACCTATGGCCATCTTTCTAAGGACAAAGAAAAAGAAGCTGTTTTATATTATGAAAAGGCTATGAATAATTTATAA